GCTCTTGTTACAACTTTACCATTTATATCTTTGATACCTTTTTTAATCGCAGTTTCAAAAGCAGTATCTAATTTGTGAGCCTCTGCTAAAAAATTATACACTCTAAAAAAATCATCTTCTGCCGTGTACATATCTTGTGCTACATCATACAATCTTTTAAATCTACGCGTACCTGTGTTTAATATTTTATTAAAAAATTGATCGGTTGTCATATTAGCTGTTCTTACTTGTGCTATGTCTTGAAATATTCCTTCTAGTTCTCTAGCTATAATGTTTTGATTGGTAACACCTTCTTCTAATAAAAATCTATACATCGCTTGATCTTCAGGTGCATTTCTAAATTTTGGATTACCTGTCATTCTATATAACAACTGTGGTTGCACAGCTTTTCTAGATCTATTTAGAAAATCGGCAATTTTCATTGGTGAGATTAAAACATTTCCTCTATGTATTGTTGTAAACATAGAAGAAAAAAAGTTTCTAGCGTGTGTAAAAGGACCAAGAATAGTTTTTGCAGCCTGTGATAAACCTTTTGGTATTAACATACCTATCCTCCAAGCTAAACTTCTTGTAAGTCCACTGCCTACTACAGCATCACCTACTCTAATTGCTTCTCCGTAAGCTTCTGTTGTAAAGTATCCATCTATAGGACTTTTATAAATTGTTTCTGGTAAACCTGTTTTTAAACTTAAAGGAACTTTAGCTATTTTTTGATTAGGTAAATTAATAACAGCGTCGTTATAGTTTTTAAAAAATATAGGTCTACCTATTTGACCTTTAAGAATATCAGGATTACCTTGTTTTAAAGCTGCAGCTATTCTATTACTATCTGCTAACAACTCAGTATAAAACTTATCTCTTGAAATAGTCTCTGCAAGCTCGGATGCTACATTGTAAATACCTTTTTGTGCATTTCTATATTCTCCAAATAATTTTTTAAATGCTAGAAGATCTGATTCTTTTTGTATTAAACCTCCTACTCCATCTGGTTTAAATTTACCTGTGGTAATATATTTACCTATGTTTACTCTTTGCACAGGTGCATCGGCTAAAGCACTCATTTCACCTATATCAAATACTAAAGCATTAGTTGATTTATCTTTAAATGCGTTTTTAGTTAAATCATTTACTAACTTGTTAGCTGTTGCATCGTCTAAACTTTTACCATTTGCTTTTGCGTATCTTTGCAAAATTTGTGAAACTTCTTTTATATTCTCAGCTATAGGTCTATACCCATTAAATATACCTCTGTTATCATCTAGCATTTTATAGTCTACAGATAATTGATTCCTAATTCTTTCATTTAATATTTTATTTAATTTTTCTGTGCCTACTACAACATTTTTACTTGCACTAATTAATGATTTTAATCCTGCTGTTGTGTTTCTAAAAGCTGTAGCGTCTTCAACTATCTTATTTAAAGATTTTTTAGGTACACCTAACTTATCCATAGATTGTCTAAATGTATTTAAAGCTTTAGTTGAAAAACCAGGAAAAGTTATTGACTTACCTTTTACAACATCATCAGTAGATTTAAACATAAACTCAGATATAACTTTAGAAAAGGCATCTGGATCTTTTACTGCTAAAGCTGCGCCGCTTGTTTCTTTTGAAATCTCTCTTATTCTATCATCAAAATTTCTAGCAGCATCTTTTGCTAATAATTTTACTGCAGATTTTTTTCCTTCTAATCTTTGAATACCATCAAATAATTCTTGTGGTTTATTACTTCTAGATCTAAATGGTCGACCTACAAATCTGTCTACCCATCGCTCTAACATACTATCACTGTATGTAAGTTCTTTACCTTTTTGCAAAAGAAGTTTACCAACTTTACCTGTACCAACTACAAAAGGTATAATAGGAAAACCAAGTTCGGCACCAAATTTAAATCTATTTAATAATTGTCTTTGTGCATCTTCACCACCTTTTATTCTTTCGTTTCTATCCATTCCTGTAGGTAAGAAATCTAAAAAATCCCAATCACCAAACGTACCAATATCTTCTACATTAGATACAATGAAGCCTCCACCTACACCACCACCTACAGCAATACCTATAAATTTATCTGTGCCTGTTATTTTATTTAATTTAGCAGCTTCTTTAACAGCTTTTGCTGCGTTTACGTTATTTGTAGTCTTAACATATCTACCACCTTTAATAGAATTAACTAACTGTCTAACTTTTTGAGATGTTTTTGTTATAATAGGTATAGCTGTTTTTTGTGCTATTTTACCTGCACCATATAGTTGACCAATGGCCTCTGTAATTTTACCTGCAGCTGTTTCTCTAGCTACATCTTCAGAAGCATTTTCTATTTTACCTAAAGTTGTTTGTTCAAAAGCTTCATTAAATTTACCTGTTAGTGTTTCATCAATTGGTATACCTTCTTCTTGAAACACATCGTAAAGCAAAGTTCCAAATGTAACTAAACCTTTTGGTATTTTTATACCGGCACTAATACCTGCACCTACTAACGATTCTACAAGAGATACATCTTCTTCTACTTCTTTACCTCGTACCTTATCAACAATTTTACTTGCAGTTCTTACTGCTTCTTCTGTAATGGTACCAGTAATATTGTCTTTTGATATTATACCTTTTTCTTGTAATATGTTTAAATTAACAGGATCTTCTTCTGATGTTTCTTCTAATTGAACGTCTTTATCTTTTGGAACTTCTTCTACTATCTCTTCTTCTAAAAGTTCTTCTTCAGTGTCTTCTATTAAAGTGTAACCTTCTGGAAGATTAAGTTTATCAACCATTAAACTCCTTTCTAAATTCCAGGTACTTCAATTAACCTGTTATTTGCTGAATCATATGTAACAAATATACCTTCATCAATTAAAAAATATCGTTTATTAGGTCTAAAATCATCTTTGTCGTCTGGTACAAAAACTCTAATTTTTACTTCTTTACCTTCAGAGTCTTTTGCTGCAGCTGATGTAGCTTCTTCATAATCGTCGTTTGCAATATAAGGATTACTTGTATCCATACTTTTGTATAATGCATCGTTATCTAATATTTTCTTTTCTGCTTGTTCAATACCGGATATTTGTAAAGTATTATATTCTTGCTGTTGTAACATATTCTTTTTCTTAGCAAGAACATCTTTTCTAGCCTCTTTTTCTTTTTCTGCTCTTTCGGCAGGATTCATTGGTTTTCTATATCGACTCTCTTCAAATAAAACGGCAGATAATTTATCTACAGCTTCTGGACCTGTACCATATTTTTCTCTATATTGTGCGTTAGATTGTAAAAGACCTCTTGCCGTCTCTCTAAATTTTGCAAGTCCACCTGTGCCTATTTTACTAATTAAAGATGTAGCTAATTTTCTTTTACTTAAATCTTTTAATTGTTGAGATTTAATTGCTTGAGCTAGTGGTTGTTTAGTTGCACCTGCAAGTTCTTGTAATTTAGTACCACCTGCTGATTCACCACCAATTAAATTTTGACCGGTTGATAATAAAAATTGTGTTAAAGGATCTCCTAATGGACTAGATCCTGAACCTGAAATAGTATCAATCAAACTCATTTTACGTCTTACATTATCTATTACACCTTGATCTGCTGTATTAAGTGATCCTTCGTCATACATTTTTCTAGGTGTGATACCCGTCATGACACCTTCCATAACTTCTCCACCTTTTCTAAACATAGGTCTTTTTAAAATTCTACTCATTATTGTACCATTTGAAATTTTTGTGTTGGTGGATTAATTAATCTGTATATACCTGCCAACGTTGATGCAGTTCCTAAACCTGTTGCTAATGGTGAAGGTGTTGCTGCAGGTGGTAAAATATTTTCTCTGCCTGGATATCCTGCAATTAATTGTGTAACACCAGAACCAAATTGTTGTGCTGCTTCTAAAGGTTGTAAAGCTTGTCTTGATAATAATTGTTGTTGAGCTGTTAAGCCTTGTTGAGCTCTCGCTGCTTGCTGCGCGCCTAAACCTGTTAGTGCTGAAATCTGTTGACCTAATAATGCAGGTGATTGTTGTGCTAATCCTAATTGACCAGCAGCTAATGATTGTTGCTGATTAAAAGCTTGCCCTGCTAAATTTTGAGCTGTGCCAAAACCTTGTTGTCTTAATTGAGCCAATAGTGATGCTCTGTTTCTATCACTTGCTGATTGATATTCTGCTCTTTGTACACCTTCTCTACCACCACCAAATGCTCCAGCTTGAATTGCTTGATTAGATAACATAGGTAAACCTTTTGCAGCTTGTTGATCAAAGTCTGCCATTGTAGTATCAATAACATCTTGTTGATACGGAGACATGTAAGCTTGATAAGCAGTAGGGCTTGATAAGCCTGCAGCTGTTGTCTGTGCTGCCGCTGATTGATTTAAGAAAGGTTGAAAGCTACCAAGACCAGAAGCTAAACCTTCTGCTTGTGTAGTTAATGCACTTGGCCCAGCAACAAACTGTGGACCCATAATGCCAGAAAGATCTGTGGTTTTAAAACCACCAATTGCTTTTGTAAGATCGTCTAAATATGTTTTTGCACCAGCTTCAATAAATTCTGCAGGTGCTGTTCTTACTACTTCAGCCATTATACACTTCCTCCTGCTTCTAATTTTTTCATCATGTCATACATCCTTTGAGCGCCTACATTAACATTACCTTCGCCCATACCTCTAACAGCGTCTGCTGTAAATACGAATTCGTTATTAGATAACATTGCTGGAATGTCATCTTCTTTTTCTTTTATCCCAACTGGTGGTATAAATCCACCATTATCTCTTAAATCTAGTTCTTGTACACCTTTAGGGTTTTGTCTTACAGGTAGACCCTCGACGCTCGCTGCTTGCATAGCATTCTGGCTTGCAGAGTCGCCTAACGCGTAATTCATTCTACCACCCATAGATGCTAAACCTCTTCCTTCTGTTTGTTTTTTCATAGCTAGTCCTCTCCAATAGTCTTCAAAATAAAATTTATACTCATCAGAATTTCGGTTTTTGTTTTTAAACTCCGGATTAGCTTTTTCAAATAATTCAAAATATTCACCTATATCAAATTCTGCCATTTCTTTGTTTGGTAATACTGGTCCTGTTGGTTTTGGTCCAAAAGGATTTACAGGCGCTGTTGGATCACCTAAAGGAAACTCATCATCACTACCTGCTGCATAACCTATTCTACCACCTTCTGCATATTCAGATGTGTTAGATGAAACAAATTCTCTAACCTGTGTTTCATACTCTTCTGAGTTAGTATCTGCAGTTGGAGGATTTAAATTTCTATAATATAGTTCTAGATATTTTGATGGATCTCTAGCTAATTCTTCTTCAGCTTGTTCTTCTGACATACCAAGTGTACCTGTTAAGAAAGTAGATACTCCTGCTAATCCAGCAAATTTAGCTATTTTTCCAAATGAGCTTTTATTTTTACTTAAACCTTCGGTTACAGAATTTAACATAGAATCAGAAAGTGATAATTTAGGAAAAAATTTAGACTTACCTGCAGCTAAAGCATTTCCAATACCACCAAATCCAAATATACCTGGTGCACTTCCTCCTGCTGGCAACATAAAAGATGATCTACCAAATATACCACCCATACTTGTTCCTGGTATTCCAAATGCAGCTGCTCCTATTAATGCAGCTTTACCAACATCAGATGATGCAATTTTTTTAACTGTTTTAGTTGCACCTTTAACTAATTTTTTAGCTCCTCCAGTAATTTTTTTAAGTATGCCAAAACCTGTTCGGCTACCCATGTCTATACCTTTATAGTCGCCACCACCAATACCTTCTTTTGAAAGGCTCATAATTCCGCCACTTTCATATAATTGTCTATTCATCTGTCCTCTAGATATTGTCATAATTTAGCTAAATTGTTAAGGCAGGCTTTATATCCTGAAAACTTTACCTTACTTGGTTTTTCCAAATAAATCAAGGCTTGGCATTATGACTGTTACGTCTCTTTGTATGTCTTCTGGAGCCACGTTAGCTGCCTTTAAAGCGTCTTCGTTTTCGTATATTTCACCGGTCTTTTTGTTACTTATCTTTTCTATTATGTTCTCAGGTTTTATTACTAGTGTCATTATGATGTTACCTCTCTTGGCTGTATTTGTAATATAGAAGCTATAACGTGCAGCTCGTTCGCGTCACTAGCTTGTACTTTCAATATCTCACTCTCTTCTACTACAAGAGGATGAGTTAAAAGTTCGGTTGTTGTATTTGTATCTATTGCTTTTGTCTTAAATAAGCTAAACACATTACCAGAAGCATCTGTTAATGTAATAGTTATATTACAGGCAGACCCAGAATCATTTGATATTAGTAAAGATTTAACCATAGAAACATTAGCTGAAGGCGTTGTGTATAACGTTGTATTGTCTGTTGTTGTTAAATCTAGCTTTGCGTTTACGAAACTATTTGACATTAATTTATAAAGAAGTTTTGAGCGTCCACTTCATCCTTTAGTTCTTGTTGATACGTTGTGTTTAATTTTTGTATTATACTATCAAGATCTCTTACTTGTGCGTCAGCAACATCTTGTTTGTATTCTTTACTAGGTCTTGTTAATATCTGTACTATCTTTGCCATTATCTTCTTCCGTCTGGTTGTATATCTAACCTAAATCCACCAAGTTTCCAATTTTGAGATGCAGCTGTATTTGCTATTTTTAAAGATACAGCTCTAGCTCTGGCTCTAGTATCTACCTTTGTTGTTGAAGAACTTATTGTAAAAGGTCCAAGAGCAGAACTTGCTTGTGAGTCATTAGAGTAGTTTCTTAATTGTAATGTAATTTGTGTATTACCGGTTTGGGATACAAAGTCTGGTATAAATCTTCTAATCTTTGCAAAGAACTCACCATCTCCACCTTGACTAATATCAAAATCTCCAGATTCAATGTTAGAAGTTATTGCTGTTGTAGCTGTAGTTGTAACTTGATCTGTGCCGGTTTCGTGCTCGTAGTATATTGTACAGCCATCGGTATTACCAACAACATCATAGGAATTGTTAGAACCAGCATCATAATCTGTAGCATGAGGTTTACCAAATACAGCAGAGTCTTGCCAAGTTGTTCTATCCAATGTGCTTGTAGTCCAAACAGGTCTTTCACCTGAAGATTCAACATAATTAAAAGTTACACATCTATCAACTACTGTTGCACCAGAAGAACAATAGAACCAATTAATTTCACCAAACAAATTATTTAATCCAGCATTAATAAGTTGGTTTGCTGTTGTGTTTAAATCATTAAATACAAAGTCTTCCACTAAACAAGGTAAAGATTGTAGAGCACCTGAGTATCTAAAAAAACCATTTTCTGAAAACCAATACGCAGCACCATCTACTTCTACTGCAGCGTTTTGACCAATCAAACCACAGTTAGTTCCTACTTGCGCAAAACCAAATGTAAAAGGTGGTCCAATAAATCTTTGCGTAAATAAAGCAGTGTCTGTCCAAACATAAATTGCATCACGACCTCTAACAGCTCCCATAATTCTAGATCCATCTGCAAGTCTCTGTGTACCAGCCGTGTTGGTTGCTGTAGGTGTGTATGAATTAATATTTTCTTGATCAGAAAATCTAATAAACATTTCGTCTTGTGTAGAAGGTGAGCCAATCGTTGTTTCTGTACCAAAAAATACTAAGTGTCTATCCGGTGTAGATACAATCATATCTCTTGATGCTGTTGGTGCACCAGAAATAATTGTAGCTCTTGTTGCTGTTGCATTTGATGCATTTGAATTCCATTCAAAAACTGGGCCGTTGTGTATTAATGAAATAATTTTATCACCAAAGTTATCAATAGACCAAAGGCCTGGATCAATTACTAAGTCACCCGATGCAGCTTCACCCCATGCTACGAAGTCAGACGTATTTGTAATTGTTGCACCATTAGAATGCGATGCTGCTGTTGTGCCTCTCGCTGCTCGCGTCACGCCTGTTAATGTGTTGCCTGAGATTCCAGTGTAAGAAATATCTTCATTGTCTATTGAAATATGATTTGTACCTGTTGATGGAAAGTTAACTACGCTTGTTAAAACTATGGTTGTTGTAGACGCATCAATACCTCCGTTCAAAGTTGTTGTAAGTGCATTGGCCACTGTGCCACCAAAAGAAGCTAAACCCCAACCAAAACCCGGTAACTGTTCTGCTGGTCCAACTGCATAATATGTTTGAACTCTTATACCACCAGATGCTGTAGCACCTGATCCTGTTTCTGCAGAAGGCATAGTAACTGTAATCGTTAAATTAGTTGGTGCTGAAGTTACCATAAATTTTTTATCATCAAAATCTGACGCTGAGTAATTAGAATTTGTAATAGCTGTAAAAGTATCTAATAAAATTATGTCTCCAGGCGCAAGACTGTGACCAGATCCAAAAGTTATAGTTACAGACGTAGATCCGTTTGTTGTGGTAAAAGCATTTGTAAGTGATGTTGTAGATTCAATAGGATGTATGTCATAAAACACACCTCCTGAGTAAGCATATAAAATTCTATTTGTACCTATAATTGAAAACTTTTGACCACCTCTATTTACAATATGGTGCATAGCTCTAGCAGAACCTGTTAATTTATTATTACCTAGTTGCTGCCAACCACCTATTTTTTCAGGTGTACCATATCTAAATCTTACATTATCACCATTAACCCATTGGCCTTCGGCTTGAGTATCTGTAATCTGTTTATTAAACCCTGGTAAGAACTGTACTTTTTGTAATGCCATAATATATGATTATATCAGTTTTTGGCAATAAATATAGTCCATTCTAGATCGGAGATCAAATCATTTACGTAGACTTTTGTATTTTTCTTTTTCTTAATATACTTGTGAAGTTCTTCCAAGTCCAAAATTAACCAATCTTTTTCGCGTTCAATAACCATTTTTTCAGCTCTAGTATCTATTCTACCTTTTTGAGCAGTTGTTCCATCAGATAATTTAAACATATTTCTTACGTCAAACCTATAAAAAGCATTTGTGCCTTTTATTATTCCTGCAATATTCCAAGATGTTTTTTCTTTTGGGTATCCAATAGATGTTAGATGTTTAGAAAATCTTTCTAATATATTACTCATACTATATCAAAGTTATAAGCCAAAGATATTCTTGTATTTTTTTCTTCACTTCTTTCAACACAATGAGGTAAGTCAGATTTAAATATTAAAAGTCTTCCAGGTACTGGATCGTAATAAACTGTATTAGCTGTATCTCTAGTAAATGTTTCAGATGTTGGCTCATTTACAAAAGGATCAGGAGATACTTTAAATATAATCTTAGAGGATTTTTTAACATTACTTTTTAAGAAATAAACTGCCGAAAGAGAATGTGTGTTATGTGTATGATATTCTTGAAAATCATTTTTATGATATAAACTAATCCAACCATTAACACATTTAAAATTGTTTTTATAATTTAGGTTATTTGAATATTCTTTTACTTGATTTAAGATCCAGTTATTTAAAGGTTTAAAATTATCGTCTAAAGAAATATCATAAGTATTTAAAGTATTATATGTTTTTTTAGATATCCAAGCTTTGCCACCAGATCTAATCTTCTTACTAACTTTAATGCATTCTTTAATTAACTTATTTTGAATTTCTTTGTGTTCTGGATTATCAACATAACCTACAATTTTTGGCGACCACTTTTCAAATATCATAATTTATTATACCAAGCAACTATTACATATCTTTTTCCTTTTAATAACTCAGTTACCATATGTTTTTTTTCTGAATAAAATTTTACTATTTTTCCTATTTCTGGTTCTATAGTTTTATTTTCAACAATA